GGTGTCCATATGGCTGCATCAACCAATTGTGGATATTGCAATCTTTTGTTTAAGGAGGACTTTCCAGACGCTGACCCTCAGGGTAGTCAAATTCACTTGCTGCCCAAGCAGCGTGTGATTCCGATAGATCAACAATATCTGGAATACAAAGGCGCAGCTCCATTCCCTATAATTGGAACAATTGGAGAAATACGTGATGGGAAAGCCTTACTTTATTCGAATCATCGCACTAAACTTACCCAACTTTGTGATTCTCCTTTCTCCTTCCCTGAAATGTTTCCACAAAAATTTGAACCATCAGTATTAGACCACCTGGATGCGCGCCTTAGGAAGGAGTGTTCTGTGTACCGTGACTCAATGAATAAATGGTATCATCCACAGCCTGAAGTTGATATTGAATTGCTCAACTTTGTTGTTGAATGTGTTGCTGATGACTTGGCTCAGGTTTGTCGCGAAACGGAAATTCCTATTAAGGTGTTGTCTAAGAAGGAAGCTATTAATCGGTACACGCCTATTCCAGAATCGTCTCAACTGCAGCGGGATTCTTCACCCGGTTACCCTCACACCCACACATCTTTGATCGGAAAGAAGAAGGCTTTCTTTTTCGATTGGAATGAAACGGAAAATATCTGGGTTATTGCGAAAAATGCTGCTGGACAAGAATTGACTCAAATGACTGACGAGCTCATTCAGTGTGCGCGCCAGGGGAAACGTACCGCTGTGGTCTTTGCTGGCTCACTTAAGGATGAACCTCTCAAACTTAATAAAATAGAGCAGGGAGTTACACGCTCTTTTGCTGCCTCACCAGCCTATTTCACTCTCGCGCATCGTCAATATTTTCATGCCGCTGTAGCTCTTATTACGCATACTCGCGGAAAGACTCCTATTAAAATTGGCATCAATGCATCTAGCAAGGAGTGGGCGGAACTCTATGGTTACCTTAAACGTACTGGTTCTTTGGGGTTTGACGCTGACTATAAAAATTGGGATGCAACTATACCCCGGGTTTTTATGGCTAAGGTTGTGGACGTTTGGAACAAAATCTATGCTGAATGTGATCCCAATTGTACCGAGGAAGACCAGCAAATCCGGCGTGGAATTTATGCACACCTCGACGGTCCACTTTTGCTTTACCATGATATGGTAGTCATGGCTCCTGGGGGTCAAGTGTCTGGGCAACCGGGCACCGCTGTAGATAATTCAATCGTTAATATGATGTATTATTTCTACGTGTGGATGAAGTTGGCTACTAAATTTGATCCTGCTCGGGCCAATTACGAGGCATTTAAAGAGAATGTTTCATATGCAGTCTATGGGGATGATAATTTGTGTACCATTATGAAGGGAGTTCAAACGTGGTTCAATTTTGAAAATTTTAAACTTGAGGCTGAGAAACTTAATTTGACGATTACACCTGCCGACAAAACTAAAACAACTTTTGGATTAATTGCCCTTAAAGACATGACTTTCCTAAAACGTTCCTTTGCTATGATGAACGGAG